GTAATGTCTTCTACATTGAGTCAACAAAATAAACTTAAACTACCGATCGCAAAAGCACTAGACGAATATCAAAGACTATGTTCTTGGGAAGGCGAAAAGACAGGCAGTCAATGGTTGAGCAGCTATTCTACAATTCGTTTTAATAGATATGAGGTAGGTACCATGATGAGAAAGCATTACGATCATATACATAGTATATTTGATGGTAAAAAAAGAGGTGTACCTTTGGTCTCAATGGTCGGTAATCTAAATGAAGAATACGAAGGATCAGAATTTACTTGTAGAGATACTACAATCAAACTAAAAACGGGAGATATATTGATGTTTCCGTCTAATTTTATGTATCCTCACGAGGTTACAGAGTGTACAAAAGGCACTAGATATTCATTTGTAAGTTGGGCGTTTTAAATATATTATAAATATAAGAAAACGATTAACGGGATTTGACTAATGGCAATAATACAGAATATCACAATAGATCAAGATTGTGATTACACAGAAACATTAACCATCAAAGATTCCACAGGAACTGTCGTAGATTTAACAAACGAGACGATAACATCTACTCTTAGAAAAACTTACTCGTCTTCTACAAAACATGATTTCACTACTGCTAAAGTTAGTGCAACAGACGGTACCTGTTCTATTACTATGACCGATGCTGTGACAGCGACTCTTGCTGAAGGAAGATATGTTTGGGATTTAACAACAACAGACTCATCTGGTCTGATAACAAGAAGAATTGAAGGTAGAGCAACAGTCACACCAAGCGTGACTAGATCGTAG